GACCGATTCTGGCGGGCCCGACCGATCCGGCTCGACTCAATCGGGTTGATACCGAACCAGAGCTTGCCCTGTCCGTTGCTGTTGATGGGGTAAGCCCGCAAACGCTGGCGAACCGCCCCAACGGCAATGCGCTCCTTGCTGCTGACAGCCCGGGCGATGTAGGTCCGCAACCAGCGCAAGGTCTTGTTGATCGCCCGGCGCTGGGCTGCAGCTGCTGCCTTGGGCACCACGGCCGCAAAGTCCTTGAACGCCTGCAAATCGACGGCCGAGGGCTGCAGCGTGATCATGCCCTCGCTGGCCGATTGTCGAGCGTAGCTGCCGATGCTCATGGATTGATCCTCAGAATGAGACTGACCAGGCCATCGCCTCCTGGCTCAATCAGAACCAAGGTGTACAGGCCACCTCCATCGTGCGCGGGCAGATCGATGCGCACCTGCTGACGTACCTCTACCCCCTCGGCATCCGATACACGGATCACCAGATGTGGCTCACGCAGCCCCGTGTTCATCTTGCCGAGCTTGGGTTGCAGCCAAGGCGCCGAGAACATCCCCAGCACCTCGCGCCCTTCGATGTAGGCCGTATCCCCCAGCGTCTCGAACACCGCATCGTCAACATCGGCGACCAGCTCGCGAATGCCCACGGCTACATCTCCAGCAGGATCTGCGCCAATGGCCGCGTGCACAGGTGCAGCGGGTTGGACTGCGCTTCGCCGGCCATGCCCTTGCCGAACGGCATCGGCTCGATCTTGCTGTAGTACGGCAGGCCCTCGGTGTTGGCCGTCTCCATGTAGTCAGCCGGGGCAAACACAGAAACGTAGAGATCAGGCACACCCTCGGGAATCAGCAGGGCTTGGTCGGGGTGAACAAACTGAACCCCAGCGACCTTGCCGCGATAGCGCTCCCACACGATGCCGCCGAACTCAAAGCTCTCTCGGGCATCCCCTCGCAGTGCTGAGGCTTGCTGAGTGTTGAGGAAGGTTTCCTTAACCTTCTCGTGGGCAACCAGCTTATTCCAGAAGTTTTTGCCGCAAAAAGCCCGGGCGCCGGTACTGGTAATACTACCCAGCGCCTCCTCTTGCTCGTCCAGAGCATCGCCGCATTTCTCGCGGACTTCAGTGTCTGGACTGTTGAGCCCCATCTTCACTTTCTTCCGGGTGACGCCGAAGGTCTTGTAAATATCCAGCAACACGGTCTTGCCATCAGCATCGAGGATTTGGCCGTTCAAAGCCCCCATACGCTGGAATTCATGGGTAGCGTCCAGCTGTCGGCGACACTTGGCCAAACGCTTGTTGACCGCGTCCTGTACCGACTGCAGCTCGCTGCGGGTTCCGAAAGCACGAATGCCCTGGATCTCGTCCGCCTTGATCGAGAAGCGCTGCGGCAGGTGCACGGTGTTGAACGGAATCATGGTGCGCTTGCTACCAGCAACCACCAGACCGGAGGTGCCACGCTCGCCGGCCGGAACCAGGCCGATGGTGTCGCCGTCCTTCTCGATCTGCACTGTCAGGGTGGTGATGCCTTCCTCCCTGAACAAGCCCATGCTGCCGATGCGACCTGGCAGGTATTCCTGCTCGTTGATCGCCGCAGTCAGCGAAGAAACCGAAAATGCGTCGTCGTTGAAAATCTCAATGTCAGCCATGAAACCATCTCCAGAAAGCAAAAAACCCGCAAGGGCGGGTTCGATAAACGAGGGTGAAACGCCTTAGCGGACGATCACGAAGTGACTAGCCAGGGCCTTCTCAGCTGCCAGATCGAAGCCGGTCAGACAAGCCTCACTGACCTCAGCAAGACGAACCACGGCGCGACCGCGTCGCACTACATCCGACTCGCCCAGTGGGCCGTAGAGGATGGCCTGAGCGTTCTCGCTGCCATCTTCTGCGGTCGGGTTGTACGGTGCGAACTGGCCGGTGGCAGTGACCAACCCGAGGATCTGGCCGGGCTCCAGCGCCGGGCCAGCGGCGACGTTGATGGCTTCGCGGGAGATATTGCCGGTGCCTTCGGACAGCAGGAATTCACCCGCATGCATCGGCTCACGTTGAACAGTCATGGTCTGGTTCCTTTCGCGGATGGTTGATGTGCAGCTTGGCGAGCAGCCCAGATCGAAGGCTGGTCGATTTTTTTTGCCTGTACCTTGGGCGGCGGGTCGTTTTCCAACGGCAGGCTGTTGTTGATTTCGAAGCCCTTACCCGTGCCCACCAGCTTGTCGAACAAGCGAGCGCGAACACTGGCTGTGTCCAAACCGGCCGCCACAAACTCGGCGCTGAACTCCGGCAGTCGAGCGGCTACGCACAGATCATTGATGGCCTTGGCCCGAGTCAGGCCTGCCTGGACCACTGCTTCACTTTCCAACTGGGTGGACTTGAGCAGCGGTTCTACCAGGTTGCTGATACCGGATTCAGTGCAGCGCTGAGTGATGAGCAGAGCCAGTTGGGCAGCGTCCACCACAGGAGCGGACTCGGGCGGAGTAGTCGGCTCGTCAGGGACCGCTGGGGGCTGCTCGTCCAACTGGGCCAGCAGCCCGGCGGGAGCGTTGCGAAAGCGCCGCAGCGCATCACCACGACCCAAGCAAGCGTTGACCTTGACCCCGTCCCCTACTTCATCCGCCAGGCCCAAGGCTAAAGCCTCGTTGGCGGTCAGCCAGGTCTCAGCATCGACCAGGCGCCGCAGCTCGGCATCGTCGATGTCCGGGGCTTTGGACTTGTACGCCGCGATGATCGCTTCCAGGGTCTGGTCCAGCACATCGGCGACCTTGCGAAAGTCCCCAGCATCGCCAGCCGCATAGGTCCATGGGTTGTGAATCATCAGCATGGCGTTGGCGGCGATTACCACCCGGTGCGCGCCGCACACTGCCACACTGGCAGCACTGGCGGCCAGGGCGTCTACCCGGCCAGTACAGCGCTCGCCCAAGCGCGAAAGCGCGTTGTGCATTGCCAGACCGTCGAACAGATCCCCACCAATGCTGTTGAAGGCGACCACCACCGGAGACACTCCGTCGTCCAGGACCCGCAGGTCCTGCACAAACTGATTCGCCGTCACGCCCCAGGCGCCGATCTCGCCATACACGAACACTTCGATGTTACGTTGCTCGGCTTCGCCGCTGGCTCGCAGCGTGTACCAGGTCTGATCCTTGACCGGCACCAAGGCGCCGGCAGCGTCGTAGACGCGGACCTGAGTTTTCTTGCTCATGGTTGCTCCTTGTCGTCGAGCAGCTCGACGCTTTCGAGGGTGTTGTAATTGAGGCCCAGGCCGTTGGCCCGCTCCAAATCAGCGGCGTTTTCCGCATCGACCGTTTCGGCGTCGTAGCCGGTACGCAGGCACATCTCGCTGCGTGAGGCGAAGCCGGCCTGCACTTCCATGCGGCGAGCCTGTACGTCTTGCACCGGCTGGAGGTATGGCCACCCTTGCGGCACCCAACGGGTTCGCAGGTATTCACGGCGGCGCTGGGCGTAGTCCGTCAGTTGCACAGCACCGGACAGCACCGCCATATCCAACCAAGCCGCACGCACCGGGCGGCACAACTGGTGCACGTAAACGCCGAACTGCAGCTGCTCCAGGCGCCGACGAAACTCGTTCAGCACCACCCGCATCACTCGATCGTTGATGTCGCGCATATCGCCGGTAACGATCTCGTAGGGCACGCCCGCCCCCGCAGCGGCGGCCATCAGTTGCTGACGCATAAAGTCCGGGTAGTTGTTGCCCGCATCCGGAGGTTTGGAAAACTCGACCTCCTCCCCGGGCCCTAGCTCCTGCATGGTCCCCGGCTCCAATGCCACCATGGGTGTGAACCCGTCTCGATCCAGCGTCAACGGCTGACCGGTGACAGGATCGAGTGGTGGCGGACCACCTTCCGGCGTGGGCCGGGTGATGAAGCCTGCGAACAGGTTCGCGACCTCCTGCCGGAACAGCACCGCGTCATCGTAGTTATCGAGACTGCGCAGGCGTTTCAGCACCGGCGACAGGCGCGGTACGCCACGCAGTTGGCCGGGCTCCAGCGGATCGAAGATGTGCAGCACCTGGGTGGCTGGCACTCGCACCAGCTGGTTATAGCCGCCGCTCAGAGTGGAAGACTCTCCCGGGTGCGAGCGATACATCCAATACGCCACCCGCTTGCCTACGCCGTTGAACTCGATCCCGGCCCGAATGACATTGCCGTCGCGGGTGGTTTCAAACTTGTCATGTGGCACAAACTCCGGCGCCAGTAGCTGCACCTGCAAGGGCACCGCCAGGCCATCCTCAGTCCTACGAGGCCGCAACCGCACGAAGCATTCACCCGAGGTTTCCACCGTCCGGGCGACCAGGGCCTGCTGGCCATAGAAGTCGGTCAGGTCGTCGGCATCCGACTCGTCCACCCAATCCTCCCACAGCACCTGCAATTGCTTGCGCAGGTCGTTGTCGTCGGTCTGGGCCCTAGGGGTGATACCGGTGCCGATCAGGTTGCTGACCCGCTTGTCCACCACGTTGAAGGCGTAGGGGTCGTTGCGCACCGCCGCCCTGGAGCGCGAGCGCAAGTTGCGCAAGGCCGGGGTATTGATGCTGTTGAGGCTACTGTCCGGGGCGTCCCAGCCCACCGAGCGGCGCCCCTCCCCGGCGCCTTCATAGCTGGCCTTGATGTTCGATGGCAGCAGGAAGCCTTGACGGCTCAATGTAGGGTAGTGGCGAGCCATTACAGTCCCTTGCCCCCGTGGTAAAGGCGAACCACGCGGGAGCGTGGGCCAGCAGCTGCAGCAAGGCTGCCTCGGATCTCCTCGCGAGCCCTGAGCAGTTCGTCCACCGTCCGGTATTCAACCGTGCGGTCGCCATAGCGCACGGTTTTTTCACCGCGAGCGATAGCCGCCTCGATAGCGTCGAGGTGTTTCTGGGTAAAGGACATATCAGCGTCTCTTGAGATAGCCGCTGGTGGACATGCGGCGTTGAGGTTGCGGCGCAACGGGTTGAGCCCTTACGACAGGCACAGCAGGCGGCGGAGCCGACCGCTCGATGGTGGCCGGCTCCGGTTCATCAGTCGCAGGCTCTGGCGACACCACCTGCTGGCCGGCCTCGTCGTCGAACAGCCCGCCCTGGGCCAGCGCCTGCCGGACCCGCTCCCAGTCAGCATCTAGGTAGCGATTGATGCCCAGGTAATGGGCCATCGCCAGGCAATACACCATCAAGTCGAGCGCTTCGTTTCGGTCTGCCTTGCCCTTCACCCACTCGATACGCTTGTAGCCTTTGACGTAGCGGGCCACCTTGCTTTCGGCCACGCACTGGTCAAAGAACTCGTCGGGCAAGTCGTTGGCGAAGTGCAGTGCACCAGGGCCGCTTTCGAACGGGTAGCGGTTGTAGATCCAGTCCTTGGCGGTATCGGTGCCGACAAACCACAGCTCGGCGCCGTTGCGTTCGGTCTGCCCGCGCCAGGTGACATCGACCATCGACGGGCGCTGGGCAATAACCGGACGCCCGGGCTTGCTCGCCCCCTTGATGGCGAAGATGTTGCGCCACCGACGAAGGCGGCAGAACTGGTAAACCTCGTCCGTGTGGTGACCACCGGAGTCGACTCCAGCGGCCAGGATCGCCAGTGCGACACCGCAAGGATGCCGATACCGGGCCTTGAGCTTCTCGTCCAGCACATCCCACGTCTTCTGGTTCGCCGGATCGCCCCAAATCACTTGGTGGTCGATCACCCAGCGCTCCAAGCCAACACCGAAGCCCATCACCATCAGTTCCAGGCGGTTTGCCTGCACGTCAACCGCAGCGGTCAGCAGCAGCACGCCCGACGGCATCGAGCCGAGGCTGTAGCGTTCAAGGCGGGCTCGGTCCCGTAGGACGTGGGCCTTGGTTTGCTCCTGGGCGCTGTCCCAGACCTTGGCCAGACGGGTGTTATAGAACACTTGCATCGGCTCCAGGTTGCCAGCGGCTTGGGCCTTCCTCGCCTTTTCGTACTGCCGGGCCAAGGTCCGCCAGTCGGTCCAGCCGGATGGGGCATACAAGGCGTTGAGGTAGAACCCCACGGTTTCCCCGTCGCCGTCGGCATGAGCCCGCCACTCCCCATTAGCCAGCATCCACCCTTTGTGATGCTCCTCGATCAGGACATCACACTCAGGGCCGGCGCACTGGTAGTGCGCCACGCTGAAATCCGGGGAGTACAGCAGGCGTTCCCACTCCAGAACCTGATGATGGCCACAGGTTGGGCACGGCACGTAGTAATGCCGCTGATCGCTCGACTCGAACAGATCGCTGATCCGCGAGGCGCCCTTGATGGTCGGTGAGCTGGAGAAGTAAAACTTGGCGTTGCGGCCGAAGGTACTGCCCCGGGCTTCCGCCAGTTCGATGGGGTCGCCCTCCTCGCCCACATCGACCTCCCAACGGTCCACCTCGTCACCGTACACATACCGGGCCGACAGCTCGGCAAGGTTGGCGGCAGAGCCGGCCGTGGTCACGTACAGTGAGCCGCCTTCGAACTCCTTGGTGTCCATGGTGTTGCGGGAGTCGCGGGAGC